ATTCAGAGGTTCTGTCCCGCGAAAGGCGATGAGTGTGACCTTATCGTTAGAGCATACAAAGGCTTGGGTATCGACAGGAAGGAATGAATCAGAAGCTGCTACCGGCGAGCTGAAATGCAGAAACCTAAAGCGTTTGAATCCCCACTTCTGAACGGTTGTTCTTATGGTTTTCTCATTTTCGTAGGCCAGGTTACCCGCGGCTGCGAGCCACAGCGCATTATTCGCCTGGTAACCCTTGGCGTTCGGGTCAAACGGGTTGGTTTTAGGGTCGTAGTGGTATCTTGGGTCCATCAAGCTTAAGACAGCAAATTGAGAGAATGGGCGCTAGACAGCAACAACATCCGACGACTGTCCTGGTCGATGCGAAGCTGGCTAGGGAACAAGAGCGACTATCGGATTAGCTGCAAGGAGCTCTTTATCCACCAAGCACTGCTTGGTCAATATAGGAACGGACAAAGAACAATCTGTGGAGGCGCGTGGCGGAGTCGAACCGCCCTAGATGGATTTGCAAGGAACCTAAAGCCGCGCCACGCATGGGTTTTAGTACAAAACCGACCGCCTAACCGACCGCGTGAATTTTTCGTGGGCGTCCTGCCGACCTTTTGGGAGGTTCGACATTTGCCATTGCAATGACCATCTCACGGCGGGCGCGTTGTTCTTCCCTGGCGCGTTCTGCCAGCCAGTTTATCAGTTCGTCTCGTAAAAACAGCCATTGGCCTGCCAGCCAGATGGCCGGAATCGCTCCCTCACGGGCCATCTTGGCGGCAAACTTCTCGCTGACATGCAGCAGTGCCGCCGCGCCTTTGGTGTCGAGTGTTTCAGCGTTCACCGTTGTTCTCCTCCTGTATATACAAATCAATTCCATCCCGGCAAATCATGTTGGTAATCGGCGTTCGTTCTCCACCCGTGTTGCGCTGGATATATCGGGCGCAGGTTTGGCGGCGGTCGCAAATCCGGTATATCCCCGACTCCTCCAGTGAGCCAAGGCAGCGGGACTGGTCATTCAGTAGGCGCATGAAACCGCTCCTGTGCATCCAGTAACTTCCGCCACGCGAGATCCGGTGCCTCGTTGGTGATGGCGTTTAACGCCTCGTCTATCTGCGTTTGGAGATAGTCAATTGTCCCCATCTGACGCACGACCATATCCATTAGCTCGGCGCGTGTGAATCCGTCAATCATTGATAGCCCTCATTGCTGTTTTTACCGCTTCGTTCCACTGAGCGTAGTTATCGTCATGTATGTACTTCAGCATGATTGCTGTCGTCCTCTCCCGCTCCGCCTGCTGCGCGGCTTCCCACGCGGCCAGCAAACCACCCCGTAAATTGCCCTTTAATAGGGCGCGGAGATTCTCGTCATACCAATCATCAAACGTCATCTTTACTCCTCCCATAATCATTCTTTGCTGCTTGATATCCCATCATAAACGCCGCAGTCAGTTCGTCGTCTAGCTGTTTCTTGCACGCTTCTTGCGCGGCTTGCCATGCGTCATACGCTATTTCTTTTGTACGCAATGCGTATATGTCGAGTTCAGCGTCTTCCCACCACGTTTCAAAGTTCACGGCTTTTTCTCCCACAACGCTCTCACCTTCTCCCATTCCCGCTTATCGCAATCGTGACCGAGCGGCTTCCAATTTGGAACCTGTGCGTCCCTATCAAACTCACCCTCTAAGTCGCGCTGTATGATTGTTTTTACATTCTCTGGCCAGTCGCGCCAATTAGCCAGTATCCAATCAACGCATTCTCCGACTATGTATGTGCGCCTCCCCACGCAATACCGCACTGCGGAGATAATCATCAGGCCATTCATGCCATAGGTTTTGTTAAAATCCATCACATTCCTTTCCTGTTGCTTTTCTTATTGCAGCACGGGCTGTGTTGTATGTGTCCTGATCTTCGTTTGGGGTATAGCCATCCTCCCACGAGGACAATACTTCCTTCAAAGCCTCCAACAAATCCGGTGCGGCGGCTATCAATCGTGCGTTAGCCTGCTCTTGTTCTTCGTCGCCTCTCTGCCATATTTCGCAGATCGGGATGCCGTCCGCTTCCACTTCTAGGCCAATGCTCTGAAAAATATTCCAAGGTCCGGGCGTAAAACTGCTCATTCTTCCTCTTTCTCCGGGGTTAGCTCCATGATTAGCTTCCCATCGCGGTAAATTTTTACCGTGTCCCCGTATTCGGTGTAGGTAGGAGTCTGCTTCCAGAGTTCTGGATCGTCTTGCTCGGTCATTGCTTTTCTCCTGTAATTAGGTGCCGCCCACGATTACCAGTCGCGGCGGCGTGGTGGTTTTGACAGGTCCACATACCCGATTGTTGTCCACAAGCCGATGTGTTAGGCCGGTTGTGTCGGCACAATGCCGAGGACGGTTTGTTTCGGTCGTCCACTCCTATCTACTTGACCCGGTAGCGGGGCCAGCGACCGGCTGGCGCGGGGTTGGGTGCCCCCGGAGTTTTGATCGAACTGCCCATTCCAAAAATTGAAATAGGTTGCCGAGGGCAAAAGGGTGGGGCGGTTTTTTGCTGAGTGACCTCGTTAATGGAAGTCCCGCCCCATAAAAGGGTGGGCAGCGGTCGTTTTGTTGAACCGTTAAAAGTAGGTTCCCGCCGCCCGTAACTCATTCGCTGAAACTCTTCGGTAGCGCAGCTTTACGCTTCATGAACGCCGCGTGGCGCTCTTTTGCCAAGCAGCCGCAGGATTTGCTGGCTCCTGTCCTCAGTCGGGTGAGTGCGACCCAGCGACGGACGCCACAGTCGCAAGAGCAGAGGGTTTGCCGTGCGGCCTTGACGTGGGTGCCTCCTTTGCGTTCGCCGCCGATGACCTGCCAGCGTCCGTAGCGGGTGCCTGGGTCTGGGACGGGGTGGATTAGCGTGGCCATCAGTCCGTGATTCCTTTCAGCAACAGTTGCAACTGCTTCAGCTTTTCCGACTTGGATTCGCTGACCTCAAACTCCGCTTCTATATTCAACGCGGCCTCGTCAATGTCGTCGGCCAGTGCCTTCATGTCTTGCGCCAACGTCCTCGCGTTCTCTGCGATCCTCGCCAAGCCATCCATGACGGTGGTCATGGCTGTGATCTCTTTCGGCGTACTGCCTGCCGGTTTTGTCTTCACGATGCTGTCTCCATTGTTTTGAATCACCGGCTTAACGATGCTGAGTGCCGAAGGATTGCCTGTCACTTTCACCCTGCGATAGATCCCGGCGTCGTTGATAATCAGCCCGTTTGAATGCAGCGAGTTCAGCAGCTTCTTCACCTCTGATGCTGGCTTGGTCGCCACCTTGCGGCTGAACTCTTTGGTGACTTGTTCCACCGTCCAGCGGTCATTGATCGGTACGCACTCATAAACCTGCTTGAGTACGGCGCTGAGTCCGTTGAAGACGCTGGTAAACCGCGCCTGAGTAATCTCCTGCGGCTTCTGGAATGTCTGGCTGGATGGCGATGTGCTTCCCTGTTTGGCCGCCATATCAATCACCGACATCAATCTCTCCTGGTCTTTGCGTGATCTGCTCATGAATTGAATATCGTTGTGATCGGTGACACCTGCCGCACGAAGGCCGTCGTAGTAGCCTCTGGCGTAAACGCTGCCGTAGCGCGGCTTGGTGTCATCGGTGGTCATTACTCGGCGGGCTGAATCTCACCCGTCTCAACGTCCACCGATTCCATCACTTCCGGCAGATCCACCACCTCAAACATCCCTGACTCAGTGGCGCGGGTGTCGTAGACATCGTGCATTTCTTCGGCGGTGTGCAATCCCATGCTGAGTTCCGGCGCATACGCGCGAACCAGCCAGGATGCAGCGCGATACATGAACATCTGCTCCGGCATCGTCAGCCACTTGCTACCGCTGCGCTTGTTCCAGCCTTCGGCCTCTACCATTGTCCAGTCAATCCAGGCGGATTCGATGCGTTCGCCAGTTGACTTCTCACGGGTATAGGCGCGGCATCCCCAGTCCTTTTTGCCTTTCTCGCTGCGCCACTCATAACGCAAGGCTTCAAAGCGTCCGCACTGGTTGAATGTGGCAATCAGAAACTGCGCGGACCAGCTTGGGCGGCCATGCACCAGGTACAAGTTCTGCATCACCATCAGCGGATCAGCGCCCAAGCGTTGCGCCATGTTGAGGGCGATGATGCAGTTGGAAAGGTTGCCTTGATATTCTTTTGGAACCAGCGTGGACGTGGCCAGACACTTGGCCGCTCGTTGGGCCAGTTCAAAGCCTTGCAGGGTTGTCAGGCCGACGCTGACCGATGGCAGGCTGGTGACGGCTTGCGCTTCAGAGGCGACGGCACGGAGGGCGGGTTGGGTTCTGTTCATGGTGTTTGTCTCGTTGGGTTATGCCGCAATCGGTTCAGCCAGGGCAGTGCGGTAGTCCAGCACCAGGCGATAAAAGTCTTCGAGGTCTTCGCGCAGTGAGGCGATATAGTCGTCATCCCGTGGCACTCGCCAGCGGTTAAACGCTTTGCCGACCCCATCGAGGGCAGGGCAGTAAATGCAGAAGTCCCACCAGGCGCGTTCGGTAATCCACAAGCCGCCTTGCACCTGGTCCATCCACTCGCTGATGTCGTTGTAAAGAATGGCTTCGCGAATACGCTCTGGGCTAACCAGGCATTTGTACTCGGCCCCGCCATCAGTCCCGATCAGTCCATCGGCTGATGCGCCAAAGCGTCCGCAATCGGTGGTGACAAATCCGCACGTCTCGACCGTCACCCCGGCATGGATCTCATGCGCTGAACGCGCTTCCGGTTCCATGTCGATGCCACGCTGCATTTGCCACGTGGTAAAGCCTTCATCCATCGGCAGGCCGCTGATGGACTCGACGGCCACACGAAAGGCGTAATCCTTAGCCGCCGCAGACGGCTGTCCATTCTTGAGTTTCTGGCGGGCGGTCTTGAATAAGCTGCCGGTGACAATCCCGGCGCGGGCGCGGTGCCAAGCTTCGCTGCCCTGGGGGACGTTATGCACAATCACGGTTTAACTCCTGTTCCAATTCGGATTTCTCTTTTTGCAGCTGCCCGATCCACGCGGCGAGTTGCGCTACTTCCAGATTGGCCTCCTCAATCTCTAGGCCGATCTGTTGCCGTCGCCATTCGCGGTGACGGCGGTTCATATCTCCGAGGCCGGCCCAGTCGAGGAATTTGCAGTAGAGGCTCATGGTGTTACCTATGTGCGTGCCATTTGTAGGGAATGGCCAGGTAGCTGAAGAAGCCGGTCTTTTCGACGATGCGGTACGCCTTGCGGCCCTTGCGGATAATGTCGCCGTGAAAGCGTGGCTTCCACGACCAAATGGTGTAGGCGGGTTTGCCTTCTTTAAGGCGTAAGCCGTATAGGTCAATGACGCTCATGTTTAGTCCTCCTGTCGTTTCTTCTCTTGTTCCCAAGCCGCATCAACGGCCTTTTTCAGATCGCGGGCGGCTTCAGCGGCTGACCAGTTCTCTAGCGCGAACAAAATCTCCTCCACCGCATCTTCACCAATGCGCTCGGCATAGGTGTTCTCGGACTCCCACTCTTCGCGGGCAAGGTCTTCGCTGTCGTCATAACGCGGGTCGCGGGGGTCGCCGCGATACGGGCCATAATCTGCATCAAACATCAGCGTTCACCACACTGGATACAGGCGACAACGACCGAGGATTTCTCGGCCATTGCCGCGTCTTGTCCGTCCATGTATCCGGCCAGTAGCAGGCCGATGGTGATGATGAGAAAGGCAAACTTTTCTGATGGTGTGGTCATCGTCTTCTCCGGTTGATGCCGTCTGTGCGGCGTTGGGAGTAGATTATAGCCAAGGTATAGACTTGTCAATAGCCAAGCTATAGAATTTCCCCACGCCAATTCCGGCGCAAGGAGACAAGCGATGAACTACGAGGAATTTCTAAAGGCCAAGGTGCCGATGGCGGTGGAGGATCAGGAAACGACCCAGATGCCGGTGCATCCGATCTTGAAAGCCCATCAGGTCGATATTGTGCGGTGGGCGGTCAAGCGGGGCAGGGCGGCAATCTTTGCCAGCTTTGGCCTGGGCAAATCCGTCATGCAGATTGAAATAGTGCGAGCCTGCCTGGAGCAGACCGAAGGCGGCAAAGGCTTGATTGTGGCCCCACTTGGGGTCCGTGGCGAGTTTCGTCGGGATGCCGCGATGCTGGGGGAATCCATCACCTTCATCCGCTCCACCGAAGAGGCGACCGGGCCGGGACTGTATATCACCAACTACGAAAGCGTTCGCGATGGCAAACTGGACCCACGAGCATTTGAGGCGACCAGCCTGGATGAAGCGGCGTGTCTGCGCGGCTTTGGGGCCACCAAGACTTTCCGTGAGTTTATGCGGCTGTTTGAGGGAGTCCGCTACAAGTTTGTGGCCACGGCAACGCCGAGTCCGAATGAGTTTATCGAGCTATTGGCTTATTCGGCCTATCTGGAAGTGATGGATGTCGGGGAAGCGAAGACTCGATTCTTTAAGCGCGACTCCACCAAGGCCGACCAGTTGACCATTCACCCGCATAAGGAACGCGAGTTCTGGCTATGGGTAGCGTCTTGGGGCATTTTCCTACAACGACCGTCTGACTTGGGCCACGATGATACCGGCTATGCCTTGCCGCCGATGCACGTCCACTACCACGAGGTGGAGGTGGACCAGGCCGAAGCGCATCCGAATCAGTGGGGACAGTTTCAGCTGTTCCGCGAAGCGACCGGCGGCATTGTGGAAGCCGCACGGGAAAAACGCGAGACGCTGGAAACCCGCGTCGCTGCTGTGGCCGATATTCTGGCCAACATGCGAAACCCGGATGGCACGCTTCAAGATCAGGTGGTGATTTGGTGTGACCTCAACGACGAGCAGAAGGCGCTGGAAAAGATGCTGAAAGAAGGCGGCTACAGCTTTTCCAGCCTCTACGGCAACCACTCTATCGACCTCCGCGAAACGCTACTGGATGACTGGCGTGAACGGCGGACGGCGGTCTTTCTTAGCAAGCCGGTCATGTACGGGGCCGGGATCAACATGCAGCAATGTCACACGATGATCTTTGCCGGGGTTGGCTACAAGTTTGCCGACTTCATCCAGGGCGTGCATCGCGTTTACCGCTTTCTGCAAGCGCACCCGGTCAACCTGCATATCGTCCATGCCGAATCAGAGCGGCAAGTGCTGCGCATCCTTCAAGACAAGTGGACTAGACATAATCAAACGGTGGATACCATGAGCGAAATCATTCAGGAATACGGATTAACGACCGCTGGGATGCGCGAAGCGTTGCAACGGCAAATGGGCGTGGAACGGGTGGAAGTGACCGGCAAGGGCTGGACAGCGGTCAATAATGACTGCGTGATTGAGACCGGGCGCATGGCCGAAAACAGTGTCGATTTGATCCTCACCAGCATCCCGTTCTCTACCCAGTACGAATACAGCCCGAGTTATCACGACTTCGGCCACACGGACTCTAATCAGCATTTCTTTGAGCAGATGGATTACCTGACTCCAAACCTGTTGCGCGTATTGCAACCGGGCCGCATGGCAGCCATTCACGTCAAGGATCGGATTGTCCCCGGTGGTTTGACCGGGCTAGGCTTCCAGACCGTGTACCCGTTCCACATGGACACTATCAACCACTACACCAAGCACGGCTTCGCCTATATGGGCATGGTGACGATTGTCACCGATGTAGTGCGGGAAAATAACCAGACCTATCGGCTCGGCTGGTCTGAACAATGCAAGGACGCAACAAAAATGGGCGTGGGAATGCCGGAATACCTGCTGCTGTTCCGCAAGCCGCCGACCAGTAATGAAAACAGCTACTCCGACAAACCGGCCAAAAAGAGCAAGCCGAATTGTATTGATGACGATGGCAACGAGATCCCCTTCGACCTCTATAAGCCGATTAAACCCGGCACCGGCTACAGTCGCGCCCGGTGGCAGCTCGACGCGCATGGTTTTCAGCGATCCAGTGGCGACCGGCTGTTGATGCCGGAAGAATTGAGCAACCTGGCACACGATGTCATCTTCAAGCTGTTCCGCGATTACAGCATGACGACCATCTATGACTATGAGCATCATGTGAAGATTGGCGAAAGCCTGGAAGGGGAGATGCGGCTCCCGACCTCTTTTATGCTGTTGCAGCCGCAATCGTCCAATGGGCATGTCTGGACCGATGTCACACGGATGCGGACCTTGAACGGCAACCAATACAGCAAGGGTCAGCAGATGCACTTATGCCCGATGCAGTTTGATATAGCCGACCGGGTGATTGATCGCTTGACCATGCCGGGTGAAACCGTGCTGGACCCTTTCGGTGGACTGATGACAGTGCCTTACCGGGCCGTGCTGAAGGGCCGCAAGGGCTACGGGATCGAACTGAGTCCTAGCTATTTCTTTGACGGGGTAGGCTACTGCAAGGCGGCTGAAGAGCAGATGGCGACTCCCTCGCTGTTTGATACCTTTGAGGATGAATCGGAGCTGGAAGCGGCTTAACGCCGATATCGCGTGTGCTCCATCATCGTGCCGATGATATGAATCGGCTGCTGATCGGATCGCATGATGGCATAGTCCTCATTCAGTGGGACTAGCTCAAATATCTCAACACCGCTCGCGTCTATCCCGCGTGGGCGGTACTTCTTGAACGTGGCGGCCTCTTCGTGGTTCTTGGCGACCACGTAATCACCCGGTGATGGCCTCACGTCTGGATCGACGACCACCACATCACCTTCCTTAAACTCAGGCTCCATGCTGTTGCCCGTGATGCGCAGGGCGAAGGTGTGCGCCGAATACCTATTGGAGGCCATGATGTATTCATCGGCACCCCCACGCGGGAAGCTGTCCACAATTTCACGCCAGTTGCCTGCTTGAATGGCGCTGATGATGGGGTAGCCGCGACGGTCTGGGTAGAGCTTGAGGCCGAGGTTGACGTTCTGTGAGAGATCATCCGAGATTGCCTTCACTTCGCTTGTCAGCCGTTCGCTAATGTCCTCCAGTTTACAGCCAAAGCCTTTGGCATAAGCCATCCCGGCTTCAAGGCTAATGGGCTTCAATCCATTGAGGTGCTGATAAATCATTGCGTCGCCGCCTTTGATGCCGTTCATTTTTGCAAACGCGGCACGGCTGATTCCTTTCTCTCGTTTTAACCCATCAAACCGTTTTCTAAGGTTTTCGCCTTCGTCATTCATTGTATTCCCCTGTGGGTAAGCGATATGGGGACTCTATAGCGTTGCTACAATAGCGGGGCTTGCTATTTATTGTAGCGTGGCTATATCATGCAGCCATGAACACACAAGCCATAAAAACAGCGTGCGAAAGAGTCGGCGGCATCACCGCGATGGCTAATCATCTTGGCATCACTGTCGGGGCC